ATGTCGGACGAACTGAACGATTTTGAAAGTTTTGTTGACGCTTATTTAGTTTTGAAGGGGTTACAGGGTACACAGCCGGAGGACATAGCTAAAATGAAACAAGACCGCGTTTTATTATTGGCTGACGAATCAAGCGCGGAATGGCTTGTGAAAAATGTAAACAATGCGCATATAAAAGAGCTTAAAGAAACCTACACCACGAAAATAAGGGAACTTGGTTGTATTCCAGATATTGAGAATTTAGGCAGTTTCGGCGCGTCCGGCGTTGCCTTAAAGTTCAAGCTAATATCCACGGAAATACAGGCGAGCAAACAAGAGCGGACTATCCAACGCGGCATACAGCGCAAACTTGAATTATTATATAATATTTTGCGGATTTCAGACCCTGCAATCGGGAATTATACCGATGTAGAAATTACGTTCGAGCGTAATTTTATAATGCTCACAGATGATATATTAAACCAAAAGCGGCTTGACCTTGCACTTGTAGACCACAAAATACTAAGCCGTGAAACATTCCTACAGCTCCATAAGGGAATGACCCCGGACGAAGCAAACGCAGAATTACGCAAGGTAGGGATTGAAGCAGACGAACAGTTTCTTGAGTCGTTCCCACCGTATGACGACTATATGAACTTACCAGCAAATATCAGAAAGGAGAAAACAAATGCAAGTTGACGAACTAACGAACGCGCCGATGGGCGACCCAGACGACCAAAACGAAGCGGTAGAGCAAGAAGCTACCACAGAAACAGAACAGGAAGCCCCAGTCATTGATTTTATGAATAACCCTGCTCTACAAGCCTATATTCAAGAGCAGGTGCAGGAGGGCATAAAAAAAGCCCTAAAAGGCAAGCCGCCGAAAGCAAACACGGCTGACCTCACAGAGCAGGAATATAACAATTTCGAGAAAATGACATATAGAGAACGGCTTAATTTATTTAAGTCAAATCCGCAAACATATTATAAATTATCAAAAGGAGTGAAATAATGGCAGTAACATTACTTGAACAGCTTATAAATCCGCAAGTTATGGCTGATATGATTTCGGCTGAACTTGAGAAAAAATTGAGGGCGACGGATTTTTATAAAGTCGATAGGACGCTCACAGGACGCGCCGGGAATACTATCACCGTTCCAACGTGGAAATATATCGGACCCGCCGCCGATTTGCCGGAGAACGAGCAGGGCGAAATTTGCGAAATGCACACCGAAGATGTAAGCTACACCGTCAAGAAAGCCGTTAAAAACGTCGCGCTGACTGACGAGGCTGTGCTATCAGGGTTCGGAGACCCGGTGGGCGAGGCTACACGCCAACTTAGAATGAGCATACAAGATAAAATGGATAATGACGGCGTGGAGCTGCTACAGGGCATTACAGGCGATAACGGACACGTCTTGACGCTTACAGGCGGCGCGGTTATGTATGATGATGTTCTGGACGCGCTGGACAAAATGGAGCAGTTCCGCGAAGAGCAGGGCATAAGAGCTTATTTGTTGGCAAATCATACGACGGTTAAGGCTATAAGAAAATCACCGGAGTTTGTCGAGTTGCCGACGGCGGGGCGCGACCATGTTATAGCGTCCGGCGTTGTCGGTTCGATTGCCGGTTGCAGTATCGTTATATCAAACAAGCTAAACGACATCGAAGCCTATATCTTAACGCCGCAGTGCTTTACCGCGTTCATGAAGCGCGATATAAATATAGAGCGACAGCGCGAGATGTTATTCAAGAGAACGATTATAGGTTCTGATTGCCATTACGTTATCGCGATTGAGGACTATGATAAAATCGTGGCTATTCGGTGGGCGGCGTAATGCAAAAATATTTTGAAAAATTCTATATTCAAGAAAAAATCCGTACCCCAAACCCATTCTATCCACAATTTGACAACAACCCTTATATATGGGGCAAGTTTGGGGACGGGCGCGAAATACAGGCGTTGTATATTCAAGATACCAGCACAGAAATGATAATAGCGAACGCGCACGGGCTTAAGGCGCGAGGGCGTTTCGCCACAACGGCGGACGCTGATATATCAGACGGCGTTACCGTGCGGCGTGTGAGTGATAATAGCCTTTTTAGAATTATAGGCAAATCCAAACAAAGCCCGGCGAAAGCAAGAAGCCAAATAAAATTATTCGAGGCTGAATATGTCACGAGGTGAAAAAATGCAAATTAATGCGAGCTATAATATAAGCGAGATTGAAAAGCATATAAATAATTATTTTAATCCACTCAACGACCCCGACAGCGCCGAGCGCAATCACCCGCCGGAGTTTTTAGAATTGTGCGAGCGCGTCCGGCTTTTTCGTGAAGCTAACCCGCCGTCAACTGTTGTAGCCGAACAAGTCGCAGGCTTTTACAGTTTCACGGCGGCAACATTAAAAGCAACGGGCGGCGTTCCCGCAGGTTGGCAAAGCATATTCGCGCAGGAATTAGCGGTTTATAAAAGAGCTAAGTTTATTTGATAAGAAGCGACAGCAGGGGCAAAATAAAGCCGTCGGTGTTTTCCTTTCCACCGGCGGCAATTTTATAATTTTTTCTGTTCGAGTGGCACGACAGCGAGAGTCTTACCGAGAGAAGCTAATATTTTTATCACAGTGGATATTTGCGGGTCTGTTGTGCCGCGCTCCATGCGAGCGATTACAGGCTGTTTTACTCCGCTTGCGGTTTCAAGTTCTTTTTGTGTTAATCCCTTTTCATGTCGGGCTTTTATTAGTTCGCTGATTATCGCAACTCTTAAATCTCCCGCCGCTATTTCTTCAGGCGAAAATATTTCTGTTTTTAATTCGTCCCATTCGCACCCGTCGCTGATGGACGGCGACAAAGTTTTATTATTTATCATCAGAACCGCTCCTTTCTCTAAAATCTTTTAAATTACGTTTGGCTTGCTTAATTTCTTGTGGTGGAGTTTTCTTAGTTTTTTTCACGAAATGGTGCAGAAATATAAAAACATTATCTTTCCAGTAGAAAAAGAAAAATCTGTCCCGCAACGGGCGGAGTTCCCATATATCGCCGTCAATATGCTTTACGAAAGGCTCTCCGGCTTGTGTGCCGTGTTTTTTTAGCGTTTCAATATAATCATAAATTTTAGTTATTTTTATCCGGCTGTCCTTGTCGGTCTTACTACCTAATTCTTTTATTTATTTTCCCCTTTTTATATTATAACTTACAAGTTATTAGATGTCAAGAGGAAATTTATTGGTTTTTTTTCTTGAATATTTTAGACCACAGCCCTGCTTTTTTTTCGCTGTCCGTTAGAAGCCGCGACTGGATAGTTCCGGCATGAAGTGTTTGCTCTGCTGTCAAAGACTGTTGCGCCGCGACAAGCGCGGAGTTACTTTCGGCGAGCCTGTTATTTAAATCGTCTATTTGCTTGTCTTTGATTTCTAACTGCTTTATCAGGGCAGCAATAGCGTCTATAGTCGTGTCTATTACCACGTCGGTATTTGTATCTACTGCCGTGTCTATGTTGATGTCTATAGCGTTTTTTATGATTATTGTTTCGCCGACCGCGTCGATTAGCTTTACGCCCTTTTCAGTTTTCGATATATGCCCCTGTAATTGCTCTTTTAAGGGCGAGCGCGAAAGCCGCTTTTCCAACGCCTGCTTGCTTATGTTTATTTCACGAGCTATCTGCAACACGGTTTTCATGTCTATATACTCCTTGTTAATTTTCGCTTTTTTTCTATAGCCGTATATAGCATAACATACAAAATAAAAAAAGTCAATAATAATATGTGTTTTGGGGAAAATACGTATGAAATTGCCTTGACAATTTTTGTGTTTTGTGGTATAATTAGAGAAAAGCAGAAGCCCTATAATTTTACTGTGTGAATAGAATGTCGCCAAACATTCTAAAGTAAAACTATAAGGCTCACGCATAGAGTTAAAAAAACAATAAATCGTTTTAGCGGCAATTTATTGTTTAAAACATTATCTTAAATTAGCTATCATCTTAACAAGAAACTAACTGCTTTTAGTTCCCCCTATGGAATATATTATAGCATATTTAATGTTTACTGTCAAGATGTTCTGCAAATTTTTATAGAATTTAATATAATAGAGTTTTTAGCCTTTGCGTGATTTGCTCAATCACTTTCGTTCTCACTTACCCGAAAAAGTGTAGAAGGTTTGTGTTTGCTGTCTGCAAGGGCTATTTTTATTTTAAAAATATTTTATTGAAAAGGAGAAACAAATGTCAAATTTAAACGAAAAAAAAGTTCCCCCTATGGCGGCAAACCAAACGGAAGGAACGAGCGCAACCAGCGCGACAGTACAACACAATAATATTATACCACAAAACGGGGAGAATGTCAAGAGTTATCAAGAATTTTCAATCGAAGATTTAAAAAAACTGCCCGTGTGGGTAAACTGGAAACCTGAAGAACGGGACGGAAAACAGACAAAAGTGCCGTATAATCCACGCACAGGCGGCAGGGCGCAATCAAACAATTCGTCAACATGGACTGATTTTGACTTTGCCATAAGCAAATCTGAAAATATCGGATTTAATTTCGCGGACAATATAGCTGGAATTGATATTGATAATAAGCAGCGCGACCCGGAGCTTGACAAGCAAGCTGAAACTATATTAGCTCTGTTCGCCGACACCTACGCAGAGAAAAGCCCCAGCGGAACTGGTTGGCATATTATTTTCAGGTTCGACAAGTCTAAAATCCCGACAGGAGCTGACGGCAAACTTGACGGCAAGTATTATACTAATAATCCGAACATAAACTTAGAGTGTTATTTTCCCGGCTTGACTAAAAAATATTTTACTTTCACGGGGCAAGGTAACGGGAAAAATATCGAAGATATGACAGAACAGGTTTTAACATTTCTTGATAATTATATGTTGCGCGAAAATTTCAAAAGGAAAAAAGATCCAGAGAAACCCCCGCCATCGAAAAACATCAGTGCAGACGTTGATATTATAGACAAAATCCGGCAATCAAAACAAGGCTATAAGTTCAGCGCATTATTTGACAGAGGCGACGCTTCCGGCTACAACGGCGACGACAGCGCGGCAGACCAAGCACTTTGCAATATCCTCGCATGGTGGTTACAAGGCGATTTTAGCGCAATAGACGGTTATTTTAGACAATCCCGCCTATACCGTGAGAAATGGGAGCGCGTCGATTACCGAACGTCCACAATAAATAATGCTATCGAGAGCTGCAACGGGCAGTTTAAAAACCAGCCGGGCAGACCTAAAAAAGAAAAGCCTAAAAAGGAGTACACGCCGGACGAACAAGACGCTATAAAAAAAATCGTGGAGCGGTTCGGAGTATTGGACGATGAGAAGCTAACTATTTCAGCAGTTGCTTATTATTTAGAAAAGGATAATATATCAGTAAAATATAATGAAACGGTTCGAAAAACAGAAATTATAGGACTGAACCGATACAATAAAGATTATATCGTGGAAAACCTGCCTATAATTGCTTACAACGACTTGAATTTAGAATATAAGAGATGTAATGTGAATATTGTTATGGATTTTCTAAAGGTAATTACGATGGAAAATGCTTATAATCCTGTGCTTGAACTAATTGATGGTGGGAAGTGGGACGGCGTTGACCGCCTACCCGAATTATTCCGCATTATGCGAATTGACGACGGCGACCGATTAAGTAGAACTCTTGTTGAAAAATGGTTATGGCAAAATATAAGTATGTTGCGGAATGATACAACCGGATTCGGCGCAGACGGATTACTTGTGTTACGAGGCGCACAAGGGATAGGCAAAACTTCCGTTGCGCGGAGGCTTGCAATAAATGAAAAATGGTTCGGCGAGGGCTTAACTCTTGATGTGCGGAATACCGACAGCGTTATGGAAGCGGTTAGTTACTGGATATGCGAGTTAGGCGAGATTGAAAGCACTTTTAAAAGCGATTTGAACGCGCTTAAAAACTTTATAACACGAGCAAAGGATAAATATAGAGTGCCATACGGACGGACAGCCGAAGAATTGCCGCGTCGCACTTCTTTTATAGGAACGTGCAACAGCGACGAATATCTCATAGACGAAACAGGAAACCGGCGATACTGGACTGTGAATATTTCTGGTGATAAAGAATTGGATTTGGACGCGCTGAACAAACTTGATGTCCTACAGCTTTATTTGCAGATAAACGAAAAAGCGAAAGACGATATACAAGGTTTTAGGCTTACATGGGATGAGCGAAAACAACTTGAGGAACGAAACAGTCGCCACGAAAAGCCGATAAAAGGCGAGCTTGAAATAAGGGATATTTTATTCAAAGCTGAACAGGAGAAATTAACAATCGTCGATATGACAGCAACAACATTCAAAGATTCACACTCCGTATTAAGAAATTATAGCGTTCAGCAAATCGGAACAGCCTTAAACAAAATCGGAATTGAGCAAACTCATACAAAAGAAAAAGGCAAGAAACTAAGGCTTTATAAGCTACCGCTATCGACAGCAAGAGTTAACCCGTCGGACTTCAAACAATTTTATTAAGGGGTACAACGGGTACAACGGGGGTACAACACTTTTTTTAGTGTTGTACCCCTTGTTTTATGCCATTTTATCGGCTATATCAAGCTAAGGGGTACAACGGTACAACACTTTTAAGCAAAGAGTTTAAAAAATAAATAAATAATTAATTAATGGTTTATTTATATTCTATATATAGTATTTCTGTTGTACCCTTGTACCCTCATCGTGTGGAACTATGATAAAATGGAAGTTTTAACGGGGTACAACACTTTTTTTTTCGTTGTACCCTGTTGTACCCCGTCACAAATAAAAGCAAGCCGCCCCGCAAACACTACCCATTCAGCAGGGGGGGCAGTCCGCGCCGTCGCCCGGTAAATATTTTGTGGAGTTGTGAGAACAGGCATAGAATAAATATGCGAGAAAAAGCGCAAAAACTGGTAAATTACCGCCCGTTTATTTATGCAAAAAGCTGATTTGGCTTAAAACGGGGCTTTTGTGGCTTTTGTAATTCCACAAAATAAATATTTTGCAGAATTGTCTTGACAAACCCGCGATTGTATGGTATAATTATGTATATAAAATAACTCCACAAAATATAAAGGGTGTGAGATTATGCCGACGGCAAAGGGTAAAAATATAACCGTGCTGAACATGGATATTATAGACTTGTGGGCGCAGGGCGTATCCGCCGCAGATACCGCCGAGCGGCTGAAATGTTCGGTTGACACGGTGCGGAGTGTACGGAATAACGCCGAATACAAGCGGATATTTTACGAGCGACAGAACGCGCAAATCGTCGAGTTATTGCCGCTTGCAGTCCGGCGGCTTACGGATATGTTAAAAGATGACAGCGTTCAAGCAGCCGTGCAAATCGCGGCCATACGCGAGGTATTCGACAGGGCGCACTTGACGGAGTTGCTTGACGCGGGCAACAAAGATATAAAAATAACGGTGACGTATGAATAACGCGAGGTTTAACAGAATATTTCAGGAAGCCAACGAAAGCCGCCACAGATACAAGGTTATGCTTGGTTCGGCGGGTTCGGGCAAAAGCGTAAACGTGGCGCAGGATTATATTATCAAGCTGTCAAGCCCCGAATACGCGGGGTGCAGCCTGCTTGTAGTGCGCGGCGTTGAAGTGTCGCACTTAAACAGCACGTTCGCCGAGCTGATCGGGGCTATTGAAAAAATGGGGCTTTCGGCGGTGTGGGAAAGCAAGCTAAACCCGCTGACCATCAGAAACAAAGTGAACGGCAACAGCATTATATTTCGCGGGTGCAACGACCAACGGGCAATCGAGCGGCTGAAAAGCGTCACCGTGCCGACGGGTAAAATAACATGGGTATGGATTGAAGAGGCTACAGAGCTAAAAGACAGCGACCATGATGTAATTGATGACCGTTTGCGCGGGGTTCTGCCCGACGGGCATTATTATCAAATAACGCTGACGTTTAACCCGATAAATTCAAGTCATTGGATAAAAACACAGTTATGGGATTTCAACAGCAAAGATATTTTCAAGCACAAAAGCACGTATCTTGACAACAAATTTATAGACGTGGAATATAAGGCGCGTATGTTGCGCCGCAAAGAGCTTGACCCCGAGGGCTACCAAATTTATGGTTTAGGTGAGTGGGGCGAGGTAGGCGGCTTGGTATTCCCGAACGTGTCTATCGGGGATTACAAGCATAAAGAATTTGAGCAGTTCACGCTTGGAACGGATTTCGGGTTTAACCATTATCACGCGACAGTATTAATAGGCTGGAGGGACGGCGAGCCTTATGTTTTAAACGAGGTTGTTATATCCGGCAAAACCACAGGCGAAATTATAGAGCTATGCAACAGGGCGCAGCTCCCGAAAAATGTTTTAATGTTCTGTGATAGCGCAGAGCCGGACAGGATAAAAGAATTTAAGAAAGCCGGATTTAAAGCCTATCCCGTATCAAAAGAAAAAAACAGCGTATCAAATCAAATTGCATGGCTTAAAAACCGCCGTATATATATTGACGCACGTTGCCAGCACACGCAAAAAGAGATACAAGCCTATAAATGGCGCAAAGACCCGACAAGCGGGGAATATCTTGACGAGCCTGTTAAATTCAATGACGACGCAGTGAAAGCATTAATATACGGGTGCGAGCCTGTAAGAAAATCGGTTAAATTAAAGACCATGCGAAAAGGGGATTTAAGCCTATGGTGATAAAAACGGCAAAGCCGATTGACAACGCGCTGATAGTGAAAGCGGTGCGGGATAAATTGGACAGTAACCACAGATTACAGCGTCTACAAGATTATTACGAGGGCAAACAAGATATATTATTACGCGAGTATGCAGACCCGACAAAGCCGAATAACAAAGTTGTCGTAAATTATTGTAAAAATGTCGCGGACTTCTTGACTGCTTATATTGTGGGCGTTCCCGTGCGGTTCGAAGCCCCGCAGATAATACTTGACAGCCTCAATTATAACGATAACGCAGAAACTACGCAGGGAATAGTCTTGAATATGAATATACACGGGTTCGGCGCAGAACTATTCTATACAGACGGGGACGGGATAGCGCGTTTCGCCAGTATCGACCCACGAGAAAGTATATTTGTATGTGACGATAGTATCGAGGAAATTATAACGGCGTTTATTCGGGTATATCCTAAAGAAAACGACACGGAGGGCTATAATGTCATAGTTTACACGGATAGGGATTATACGCAGTATGATTTAGCTTTATCCGTGGGCGAACTCACGGCGGCGGGGGAAGTCGAGCCACATTATTTTCAAGACGTACCCGCGATTATGTACCCGAATAACAAAGAATTTATCGGCACTTTCGAGGGCATTATCCCGCTACAGAACGCCTTGAATAAAATAATGTCGGACGAACTGAACGATTTTGAAAGTTTTGTTGACGCTTATTTAGTTTTGAAGGGGTTACAGGGTACACAGCCGGAGGACATAGC